TTCAATCTTCCCTAATAAGGTAGAAGTTTCTAAAATGAGTGTGGATACTACGTTAGGGGAGTTAGCTGATATGCTCTTAACCAAAGACTTCAACTACCAGACTGAGCTCCTTACAAATGAGGATGTGGTCATGTTTGGTAAGTTCTCAGTAGATAGAGCAGATGAACTCACTAAAGATATATCTGAATCTTCTTTGCAACAACTTATTAACTCAGCTTATATAACACAGTTAGACTTATTAAGACGCGCAAGAAAATTCAAATCAAAATCAAAAGAATACAAAGCTCTTCAAGAAGCATTATTCCAGAAAGGTACCCGTGAACTTTTACCTACTATAGCAAGGTCTCTTAAACCATACCAAACTGCTACAGGGGAACAAAGAACAGATCTCAATGAAGAAGAGATTATTATGGATGCCATAGCTGCAGAAGAAAGAAGACTGCAGAATGAAAGAAACCGTTCATTAAGTTTTATTACATCTTTAGAAACTACATTAGAGATTGTAAAGAATATTAAGAATGACCTGAACAGTATTTTAAATGAAGGCAGATATGATACAAGATCAAAAATCGCGCTTATTAATATCTATCAGCAACAGCTAGAAGCATATGACCTAATGGTCCGTGAAATTAATGAGGTATTTGAAAGTGAAAATATAACCACGGGATCAGCCTTAACTAATCTTGTAAATGATATTGCTGCTGAGATAGAAAGATCTGAAAAGAAAATTACGGATATCTATGAAAGAAGTAATGTAGACTTCTATTTAGATCTTACTAAGTACATGCAGGAGTTCTTAGAAAAAGAACTTAAATCAAACATTGAACCAATCAAACAGTACTTAAGTGATCAAGAGTATGAGGAGTTTTATAAAACTGCGTTACAGAGAGAGCTCACTAATGATGAGATCAATGCCCTGGCTAATAAGAACGTACCTATTGATATTGTAAGTAAATTCTTAGATGATTATAATTTCTTTAAGTTAGATGAGAATAGAATTAAAGCTTCACTTACCGGGGTTGCACCTGATGTAAGATGGGGTAATAGATTCCTAGAGTCATATTCATCTTCTAATGACCCTATAGTAGGTGGATTAGCTATTTTTATTCAAAACCAAAGAACTAAGGCCCAGCAAAATGCTCTTCAAAAATCTAGAGAGTATAGAACTAAATTACCACAGTTACTTGATGCGGTAGGATTTAGCAGAATCAATGTCTCTGCACTTACTGATATGGTAATGTCAAAAGATAAAATCTTAGACTTTGATGAGAAAGGTAATCCTGTAGAGTTTGAGGTATATACTTACATGAATGAGTTTGGTAATGGTTATAGATACGAGCTTGATAAGCTTAAGTATAATGTTACTACAGCTGAAGAAACCGGAGACAGACAACAAATTGCTGCAGCTAAGAAAGAACTAAACAACTTTATTAATGACTTCTTCTGGCAAGAATATCTTCCTGAAGTATATAAAGTAGATGAAATCTTTGATGAATCTCCTGTAGGTAAGGAAGCTTGGTTAGATATGAGAAGTGCTCTAGATGAATACCAGGCATTTAATAACAGTATTGATAATGAGCTTGAAAGATTTGAGAAGTATTCTATTCTACAAGCTAAGTGGGATGCATATCAAAGACTATCTGACCTTAACTATTTTGATGGTACACCAAAAGTTGATGACCCTGCAAAAGGAATCTATGATTTGAGTAAAGCCCTTGTAATAAGACAATACAAAGAAGCTAAAAGAAAGTACTATGAGTTTGTTCCAAGAGAAGGATCTCTTGAGACGGCCTATAATGAGTTTGTACTAGAACAAGAGGCTAAAGGGATTAAAAGAGATTCTGATAGATTTGAGGATGCATACAATCAGTGGCTAAAACAGAACGTAAAAATTATCTATGCTCCTGAATACTATGAAGCTAAACAAAGCGCTCTTGATACTATTAGAAGACTAGAAGAGAAAAAAGGTAAAGAAGATTCAACTGCACCTTTGTTCCAAGAAATGATGGAGCTACTCTATGGTTATAGAGATGAGCAAGGTCAACCAATACCTGGTTCTTTAGGAGCTGATAGACTATTAAAAATCAATGATCTCAATCAAAGAATCAATGACATTAGATCTTCTCAAGAAAGAAATGATAATCTCAGTCAAGACCAAAGAGAAGAATTAAAATCTTATGTATTAGCTTTAAAAAACAATCCTAATAGTTTGACTAATGAGCAAATGCAAAGATATGTAGAGCTCACTAATATGCGTAAATCAGATGGTTTATCTACATTAGAACAGGCTCAGTTAGAAGGTGCATATGCAGAACTAGCAGAACTTAACTCTAGAGTACCTACTGAATACTATATGGAAGCATTAAACTTCTATTTAGAAAAACAAAATATCCCGGCAGTAGAGGCTAAGAATCTTGATGAGTTTATTAATAGCGCTGATTTTAAAGATTATCTTAAAGCTGATGAGGACTTTGCAAAATGGTTTGGTGCTAGTCACGTAACTAAAGTAAAGTATAATACATTTGGTAGAAGATATACTGTCTTTGAAAGAAATGCTGCTTACTCAGTTTCTATTCCATCTGATGACAATCAGATTTTAAAAACTGAAATTACAGATAGATCAACTGGGAAACCAATCACTATTAAAGGTATGCCTAATGCAAGGCATTCTATCTATAGAGTTAAAAGTGAATATAGAAGTATTCCAAATGATGCTGATAGAAAAGATTATATAGGTAAGGTTATAAATAACCGAGGAGAATATCTTCCAAGACCTTATAATCCAAATGATGTTAACTCAGCTGCAGGTGATAGATTTATCAATAAAGACTATAGGGACTTAAAGAAACAAGGTGGTGCACAGTATGAACTACTTGAGTATCTAAAAGAATATCATTTATATTTCCAAGAAGGAGCCGCACAAAATGCCAAGCTCTATCTTGACATGCCAAGATATGGTGTAAGTGATGTTGTACAAAAATTCCAAAGTGGTGAGTATGTAGATAAAGCAAAACGTTTTGCAGGTACTACAAAAGAATGGTTAAAATCTACATGGGGTAGAGCTCAGGATGACTTTAACCGTGGCTTTGCTAACTATGACCCGGATAAAAATGTCTATGTAAATACAGATCCATTAAATAGAGAGATTGCATATGTTCCTGTTACAGGTTTATACAAGCTTAAAATGGATCAAGTTGACATGGACTTATTTAAAGTTACTGGTGAATACCTTATGTCAATTGAAAATCAAAAAGTTTTAATTGATAGTTTACCAAGAGTTCAGGCTATTCTAAAACAACTTGAAGATCCTAGAAATAATACTAAGACTGGTAAATTTAGTAAACAAACTGGCAAGGCAGCAAGTAAAAAGAATGCTAGAAACAACAGACTTGAGCAAGTAAGATCATTGATTGATAAAGAATACTATGGTGTGCAATTATCTCAATCTGCAAATCAGTATGTGTTCCTTACCAAGTTAATGAGTAACTTCTCTAAGTTAGCTTCATTTTCTTCTCTAGCGCTTAACATTCCTTCTGATTTAAAAAACAGGTATGGACAGTTAGCTCAAAATGTTATTGAGGGTGCTGGAGGAGAATTTGTAAATCTTAAAGACTTAGCAAATGCTAGAGCTTGGGCATTTAACACTATGATTAAATGGGCCGCTAAAGATATCTATGCACAAGGCGTACCTTCAATTACTGCACAAATTATTGAAAACTTTGATGCTGTATTTAAAACAGAAGACCAACTTGGTCAATCAGTAAGTAGATCATTATTTAGAGATCTAATGAATGGTTCTTGGGCTACTGACTTTAGAAAGTCTGCTGAGATGGAAGCTGCACTACAATTATTTGGTGGTTTTATGAAACATCAGAAAGTAGAACAAAGAACTACAGATGGTAAAGTTATTTATCTTGATTACTTAGATGCTTGGGAAACGGATCCTAATGGTATTATTAAGTTGAAAGAAGGTATTGACCCAGACTATGGAACAAAGGCAATTGATCACGTTTACACACAAGGTGAAACTCTTCAAGATATTGCTAATATGTATAATACCACAGTAGAAAAGCTTAAAGAGAGAAACAAAATTGAGAGCACAAAAGATCTAGAAGATGGTACAGAACTAGTAATTACCAAAGCAAATAGATTTAATGAAATCAAAAATAGATACCATGGTTTATCAAGAAAACTTTATGGTGCTTATGATTCATTTGGTCAGCCTGAAGGTAACAAGTATATGATTTACCGCATGTTCTTCTTCATGAGAAAGTGGTTCACTCCTATGTTTGTTAATCACTTTGGTATGGATACATCAGCAGGTAATGTTGGTAGAGCTAGATATGACTGGGCCATGGGTACAACAGAACTAGGTTACTATATTACTGCGTTTAAAACAATGGTTAAGTTGTTTAAAACAAAAGGAAGATACTATAACTGGATGACTGCAAAAGAAAAAGCAGCATATAAAAAGATTGGTACTCAAATGATGACCATCATTGCATTAGCTTTAGTAGCAGCCATGGTATTTGGCTATGATGAAGATGATGAAGATAGATGGGAAAAAATTAGTCAAAGATCAGGGGGTTATATAGGTGAAGAAACATTTAACACTTATGGGTTTATGCAAAATCATTTACTTGCACTTACCATGGGCGTAATGAATGAAACATCTACCTTTCTACCTATTCCAAAACTATATGGTGTACAGTTTGGTCTTGATGACTATGTTAAGTTTGTTACAAGTACGGGCTCTATTTTTAATAGTACAGGTAAAACATATGCTCAAATTCTTCAGAATCTAGCAGATACAATTACTATGGATGAGGGTGCATATTATAAGAGAGACACCGGTCCATATTGGTTCCAGGAAGAAGGTGAATTAAAACTTTGGAGAAACTTATTTAAAGTAGTAGGTTATTCAGGTGTAACTGGAGACACTGAAACATTAATTAAGAACATTGAGAAGTCTTCTATAATTAAATAAAAAAAGAAAAGGGGAGTTAATCCTCCCCTTCTTCTTCATCATTTTCATCAAACAATTGATGATTCTCTTCAAACCATTCTCTTGCTTCTTTTTTAGTTTGCATTGGTAAACACCCGCATATCATACTTTCTGCACCTGATAAATAAGCATCTATCATTAGTTTTTTAAATTGATGTGGACTCATTGAAAAAGAATATTTGAAATAATCTACCTGTTTCTCTATTGTGACCAAAGTAATCATTACCGGAATGTATAAGACCTCCATCAAAAATTACTAGTCTATTAAATACATTGCCTACTGTGTCTTGCCTTTCAAATGGAGTTGGATCTAGAAATGTATGCTTAGAAAATGCATTACCATTTTCACCAACAGACCAGTCTATTTGCTCATTATGATAAACTTTAGATTGCTTGTTTCTATAAAAACTTGTACCAGACTGAGGCGGAGCATCTGGTGTTAAGAATAAAACTGCTGCCCACTTTTGGGCATCACAATGGAATACTTGTGGTACTCCTCCGATACAAGATTGAAATCTACCATTAATGCCTGTATTGTACCAACCAAAACCATCTTCAGTTTGATCAGCTATCTTGATCTGCATGATCTCTTCAAACTTTTCTTTGAGGCCCTCAAATAAAAACTGGTCACGAGTCCTTTCACCAACAGCACCTTCACCTGGAAAGTATGTTTGAGCTAATGCATATTCTCTTACAGCCATAGGATCTTCATAGAAGTTATCTACTACAAAGAATCTCTTATCTGATTGTTGGTTAATTTTAAACATGGTTACTTGGTTTCTATAAATTTACTAAGATCTGGTCTAAAATAACCAGGTCCTTTTAATATTTTACCATCTTCACGAAGAACAGGCTTACCATCATCCCCTAATTTGCTCATATTGCTGGCTTGTATTTCATCAAATACATCTTCTATGATATGTTGCATGCCATGTCTAAGAATAGTTCCGCAGAGGATATATAATTGATCACCCAATGCATCAGCAATTTCTACTAGTGAATTATTAAAACAAGCTTCTAAATACTCATCATTCTCTTCTTGCATAAGTGAATGTCTAAGATTAAATCCATGTTCATCTAAAGGTCTTGGATATTTACCGTTCTCTTGTCCAAAGGCATTATGGAACTGTTCTACTGCTTCTAATTGTTTCTTCATACTCAAAATTAAAAAAAGAAAAGGGGATAGCCTAAACTATCCCCTATCTTTTGATATATATTCCCCTTATCAGGCTTTTTAGAAAAATGCTTCATTGTCATCTTCATCCTCATCTGAGAAATCAAATGCAAAGTCATCTTCAGTTTTTATTTGTTGTGTTTCAAATACTAAATGGTCTTCTGGTGTAGGTTCTAATGAAACTACTTCAGGTTCAATAGACTCATCAATACCATCCATGAATTCACTTTCAGCATCATGTGCTGCACAAGGAAATAACACAACTGACATCTTAGTATCTTTGTTAAGATCAATAACATCAAACACTGGTGTTTCAAAGGTATTACCCATAGGATCAGTATAAGTTACTATTTCATCGCATACCTTGTTTACCTGTTCTTCCTTGACTTCTTCTACTTCTTCTTCTAAAGCTTCAACTTCAGCAATTTGAACTAAAAGATTAGTTTGATTCTCAGGCTGACCATAATTGTTTAATAATGGATCTGCAACTTTTTCTTCTTCATCATTACCTACCTCAAGCTCAACTGGAATTTGTCTAGGAAAGTTATTTACAGTAGAAATAAAATAGTGAAGAACTCTTTGATCTTCCATCCAAGTTCTTGGATGTGATGATTGTAGTGCAACAGTTACATAATTATAAAAAGTCCACAATGTGTTATCTTCTAAATTAAAAGAAGGTTTATTCATTTGAACTCTAACAGAACTTGCCTGATCTACAGCTAATATTTGAAATTCAGCATATAATATTCCAAGTAACTGTGCTTGCTTTCTCTTAGTCATAGGAATTTCTTTCATGAAATTCTTATCATTTACTAGTTGGTCATAGTACATATGAGCATTAGCAATCTGTTCTTTTATTATAGCTGCAGTTTCTTCATCTGCTGTACCAGTGTGTTTTCTGGCCCAGCTACCCATATCCGCAGAAACCATTACAGAATCTGTTTCATTGATATAGGCACCGACACCACATTTAAATCTTATTTGTTTATTATAACTATTTGTCCAAGCAAACATCATAGACAACTCAGGATCATTTTGATACTGAAGTTTGTATATACCTTGTGCAATTTGACCATCTGAAGTAGCTCTGTACTCTTCAGATACAATTCCAAAACCAGCTTGAGCTAGTTCCGTATATGCATGATTAATAACTGATTCATGGCTAATTACTGTATAAGTATCTCCATGATCTGGTAGTGGTACACTAATTAAGTGTGCCTTTCCATATTCTTTAATTTTCTTTGGCATTTTAAAATAAACTTAATTGGTTTGTATTAGGTTCAAGGTTCTCAATTTCTTTTCTTACTTTCTCTAGATAGTACTTGAGATTAATATCATATCCCTCAAACTCTTTTTCTTCATAATCAATCATAAGTGCCTGCATCCATTTACCGGCCTCAACCTGGATAGCTCTAGCATCGTCATTGTTCTTCTTAACAATCTTACCACCATTATTAGATACATAGTATCTTATAGTATTTTGTAAGGGGGTCTCTGAATATTCCCCACTAACTATTTTGTGGTAATGGAATGACCAGTCTCCTTTAATTTTAACACCACCACAATAATCAAATACATTTGTGTTAGCTTTCATAAAATCTTCAGGATCTATTCCATCTACAAAATATGCATGTAGTGCTTTGGGAATAATTAAGAAACTCTTGTTCTTGTGAAGAGCAAGATCTGCATATTCAAATCTACCTTTACACTTAGACTTACCATCTTCAGTAACAGCAATGTAATTATTTACATCACCAAGAACAATCTTACTATAAGTATCATGTTCTAACTGTAGATTAGTCATATCTTCCCATCTCTTACAAATCTCCATATACTTATCTACATACTCTCTTGGGATCATTGTCTCAAGACCATCTGTATTCTGCATTAGTGGAATTGCATTAGGGATCTCTTCACAGATCATCTCATACAGCATTGATAAACTTAGCTGACCATTAATAGTAATCCTCATTGTAAATTCAGGATCATATAGGAAGCTGTTCTCATCATTACTTAACCCATAGGTTGAGTTTAGGATAATCTTATATACATAATTTTTAGGATCCTTCTTAGGAATCTTTTTTCTTTCTTCAAAGAACCATTCATACAGATTGCAGAATTCATCTTGTGGTAAATGTGCCGGAGCCCACTTATTTCTGATAGCAAGATTAGGATAGAAACTGGTAACATCACTTGTCATGATAACCATGTCTTCATCAGACTTATATACCTTACTTCTTCTTGCACCATGAATACCACCAAGACCATAATCAGTCTTTACTCCCTTGTACTGGACAGAATACTTAAATCCTCCTTTAGTCTGACCCGGATAGATAACTACTTCTTTAAACTTCTTAAGTAGATTCTGAAATGTAGCCGTCTTAAATTCAATATAAGGCAATATGATATCTTCAACTTTAATAATACTCCTGTGAGTACGCATTTGTTTCAGATCCCATTTTCTAATTTCAGTCTGTTGACTTAGGAACATTAAGAATAACTCCTTGGAAATTCTTGGCTCAGAAGCACTAAAGAGATTAATCCCATATTCTTGTGTTAGATTCTTACGCAATTCAATCTGACTCTTACTGAGCTGCATGATTTGTTTAGTAGACTTAACATCATTAATACAATATCTAATAACTTCAGGAATCTGTTCTGCAGTAATCTTACTAGTATGATGAATAGGCATATCCATTATGTTAGGCCAATCCATTGTATACTGAATCCACTTTAAAGAACTTCTCTTAGCATTATTATCCCAGTGATTTAGTTTAAAGACATCTACTTGATTAATTTGGATATCTCTTGGAGAAAACTCAAGAAACTCCTGACGGTTCTGTCTACCAATAATATCCTGAGCTTTACCATAAAGCCATCTAGCAATAGATTCTCCTGTATTATGAATAACAGTATCTCTATTTCTTAGAATATGCTCAGTAATCTGACTGTCAAATCCAAGACCATTAAAAGATACGTGCCATTCTTCTCTTGCAATATTACCTTGCAAGAATTCTACAAGTTCTAAGATATCATTCTGTGATTCGTGTACTACAAAGATCTCTCTATGTTCAGACTTAATGTCTTCAAATACTGCTATGAAACAATTACTAAGAGTTTCATAGTCCATTACCCAATGTGTTCTCATAATATTGGTGTTCAGTTAAGCTGTCCCCCCCTTTTTGTCCATAAAAAAAGGTAGCAATAGCTACCTTTCCTTTGCTGTTTCTCTCTAAATGCTATGCATTTATAAAGCTAAGATAATCAAAATCTGCATTAACTGCAATTAGATTAATAAAACTTTTAATAGATTCTACATCAGCAATGTAATACTCTTGAAATACTTCAAGTTTATGTCTTTCTTGTTTAACACCTTTTGTTCCTGAGATAGGTTGACCATACTCATCAAGCTTAGGAAGCATCTGTAATGTATTTCTCTTTGTTTTAGAGATTACTACAAATACTTTACTTTCTGGGTCAAAGATACATTCTACATAAGGACAATCTGCCGTCATTGGCACTGTTCTAAAGCTTGGTTTGCCATTCCATTCTGAGGCAACAAGCATCATATTTTTTTCCATGTTGGTTATTTTTAATACAAATTAACTTATAATCTTTAAGTTTTCCAAATCAGCTACTTCAATCATTAACATTTCTTTTTCTAAATCTGGTTTAGTACAAAGTTCACCAACAGATTTTAGTAAAGATTCTTCAACACCAAGTAATTCTGCATATCTAGAAAAGAATTTTTCAGGATACAAATAACTATGCATATAGATATAGTTACCACTTGTTTTATCAAAGAAATTAAGAATTGTTTCTTTTGTTTTTTTGCTCATTTTACTGTACTTACCGGTTATAAGATAATTCCAGTCTTCCTCTAAATCAGAAAAATTAAATATAAATACTGCGCTTTCATTGTCTGTTTCTATGTAATCACACAATCTGTTATGTTTTAAAAGAAAATCCTTTTCAAATTTTATATATTCAGGATCAGTTCTTTTGTAATATATACAGATTAATTTTTTATCCTCAGGTTTGTAAAATGTTCCCCATGAAAGATATGTTTCTTTTGGGACAACACTACTACCTTTTTTAATTCCAAGGAGCGGATAAATAAATACCTTGGATTTTTGAAAATACTTTGTATAAAGCGCGTGTACATGCATAATTTAAAGTGTTACATTACCTAAAGCCAATTCATATGGTAGTTTATATTCTCTGTTCTCATAGTGATATTTTAATTTATCTTCTATGTCTTCAAAGTCAGCTAACCATAGTTCTAATGTTTCTTTGCTTACCTGGTAAGGATACACTTGGTTGTACTTATCAATTACTATGAATGTAATTACTATATTCCATTCAACAGCATCTGGAAGCGGCTTAATGAAATTCTCCCAGGCAAGCTTGTGATAAATGGCAGCCTGAATCCAATACTTATAATAGCTTACAGACTCCGGAAAAGATGAAATATCTTTACCTGTAGTCTTCAAGTCATTGATAAATAAGGTCTTGGAATCATAATCCATCACCACATTATCTAAGATACCTTTATAACCAAATGGTAAATGCTCCTGATTAACACTAATCATATGCTCACTAAATGTTTTTATGTGAACATCATTAGGAGTTTTATCCAATTGTAAAAGAGATCTTACTGCTTGATTAGACTTTAATTCAATAAGTGACTCTTTACAATTTGCAAGAGTTATTGAATCAACTACTGTCTTATCAAGACTTTCTTTTAGAAAATTAAAGTAGGATTTGTTTTCTTCTGTGAGAACTTTATCTAATCTTTGCTGATCTGTTTTAAGAGATTGATATAGATTTGCTGTAAGTAATTCTGAGAGTATTTCTTGAGAGTAGAAGTCCAAAGATAATGTATCATTTCCAATTGTGCAATGATATTTGAAAATAGTATCAATAATTTTTCTTTGACTATCTGTAGGAAATTTACCAGGCATACTGATAAATTCTTTGTCATAATGATCTGGCTCAAATAAAAGACAGTGTAAGACACGCCCTGCTACCAGGTGCGCGTCTGTACTGTCTTCTCTCTGATTCAAAACATAATGACTGTAAAACATTCTAGGTGAAAACAATAGCTTATTAATGCTACTGTAGCTAAACCAGAATGGTTTCTTGTAAAATAATTCTAGTTCATCAGAACCAGTCAATGTCAGTGGGCTCATTAGTTTCTTTTATTTGATTGTTATTTGATACAGGTACAATAAGTAATTCTTCAGTTAATACTTCTGTCTCAGCTTCTACTTGATTAGAATCATTTTCCGGTCCCTTTGGTCCCTCTGGTCCTTCAAGACCCAAATCATTTAATTCTTCTAGAACTGGTGCACTTAAATCATCCTGATGTACTTCTTCTATTTCTTCAGAGACTTCATCAAGACCTATAGCAAAGTCTAAGACTGGATGTTCCTCATCATCAAAGTTAATCTCTGCTCTATAGTCAGAGTCAATTGCTACTGCAACGTCTGGTGTTGGAACAATACTTGCTACATTAAAAGTAGAACTTCTAGCAATGTTTGTAATAAACCAATTAAGTCTGGATTCTAAAAGAATATTTAACCATTCTGTAGTAAGAAGACCTAATGAAGTTAATTTCTTAGAAACATCATCTGGATCTAAGCAGTCCACATCTCTTACTCTAAGACCAAAATAACTTACCATAGATTTGAAGTTCACATGATTCTTAGTATGACAACTTGCTATTCTATGACCATACTCCTCTAACATCATAAGCAAATACAATGCACTCTCTACATAATTAGAGTTTGCCATGATTTCCATAGCCATGATATGATTATCCTGGTCTGAGCTCTTAAACATCTCACGCAACTGGGTATATACTTCATTGGTAATTGTTACAGCATCATCACCATTAATCATAGCAAGCAACTCAGACTCATCATAAACTGTTTTGTTTTGACAGTCATCAATTAACTGTTTCCACTCATCATGTATATAATAATAATGATGAGAACTTCCAGTAAATACACTAGTAACTACATGACTAGTTATACTAACCTTAGTACTATAATTAAAATATACATTGTCAGATTCTGAAGACAACATAGCTGTACGTAGATTATCTTTATAATACTCATCTACTGTTACTTTATCAAGATACTCTTCAATCTTAGCAATAGGTGCCGTATAATACCAATTACCGTATAATAATCTACCTGGAGTAGCTTTACCCGTAATTATTACATTGGCATTGTCAGGATCTCTAACCACCTTAATACCTTGATTAAGTGCTAAGTCTTTTAGTTTTGCTCTTGGGATATTAACACCCGGCATAAGATAAATTGTATCTCCTTGTGCAGGAGTATAGCCTTTACTTAAATTAAATAGTTCAAACTTTGAAGAATCTTCAAGTACATGTCTTACATCTACACTGAATGATTCATCTTCCTTATCAAAAAATACTGCTCTTTTCATAATTATAAATTAAAGGGGGCTTTTACACCCCCTTAGTTATTACTGAATTGCCATCTTAACTACGTTAGTATCCTGCATCAAAGCAGCAAACTTAACTTTATTACCATTTACAATCTCTTTGACCATATAGTATCTCAAGTCATTTGTAAAGCCATCAAACTCAGTAGTTAATTTAGCCAATCTTTCAATCATAGCCTTCGGAACTCCACCTTTGTCAGCAACAGTAAGTGCATAGTTAATAACACGTGTTGCAATGACACTGGATAAGTCCGCACGGAAATCATCACCTTGTCCTACTGAAGCTACAATAGCACCTTTTACATATGCTTCATCCTTAGTAAGGATATCTTCAGGAGAAATAATCTTATCTAGTTTATTATTAATAAACATAGTAAACATGCTAGAAAAATCAGCTCCAACAGAACCCTCACCAATCATTTGGATCAATGGCAACTTTTCTTCAAACTTAGGAATAGAACTAATAGCATTAAAGAATGTAGTGATAGCTCTTGGATTAACACGTTGAGTTACAAGCTCTGGGTGCATCAACATAAAGTTGATACATCTACCGTCAACACCTGCAGTCTCAGCCCACTTAGCCCATACTGGTGCATCATACTTCATCTCAACAGAAATAAATCTGGTCTTCTGAGCTACGTCAAGGCTAGTGACATTATAGTCACCATTGTCTGGATTTGAAGTTAAAATAACATGCCAGTTCTTAGGAAGCTTCCATGATACATACTCTTGACGGTCAAGAATCTCCATAGTAGCTTGCATAAATCTGTGGTCAGCACGAGTATAGTCATCCAAGATTAGGAAACCACCCTCACCTTTACCTTGAATCCACTCAGGAGCAGCATGGGACATTCTTTTATCAGCTACTGTATAACCTGCTTTCATTGCAGCCGGTACTTGAGCTTCAGTAATCCATCTTTGTTTACCTTCTTGATTCTTAACAAGAAATTCTTTAACAGGAAAACCAACAAGGTCACCTAATTCCTCAATCTGAGATAGATTAAGTTTTACAACATCCATTCCTAACTCTTTACCCAATTGTAAAATAGTTGAAGTCTTACCAAGACCAGCATCACCCTCAATATTGACAGCTACAGGAACTTTACCCTGAGCTTGGATGTGCTGATTATTCTTTACCATGTGGTTGATAAAACCTTTTAACTCTTCTGCATTCAATTGTACTGTGTTCATAATGTTTGTTTTTTATAATTCTAATTTAATCACTTGACCTGGTAGGTCTTCATTCATGCCTGATCTTTCTGACAAAACCCATAGAACTTTACTCCTTGGTTTTACAGATGTATAACATTCACCATCAGTGAAATATACCAAGCTTGTATATTTCTTTAGGTTTGCATTGTAATAATCTAGGACGGGATCAAATTCTGTCCCACCTCTTCCTAATACACTAATTTCATTCTTGCCTTTATAAGGCTGAATTGATTTGATAGAAGTATCACACTGTACTATAGTAATATCTACTCCTGCTTTATAGATATGATGAATCTCATTCATAAACTCAGTAAGTTCTGTGTCACTTACTGAACCTGAAGTATCAATAGCAAGCAACATATGCTGACGCATCTTAATCTTTAGACCTGGATTATCTTCATATCTATGGTTTTCTTTCCTTCTAATCTTCTTTGTAAACACCTTAGTGCTTACGCCAGTAAATCTTCTGATGTAACCTTTCCAATCAAACTTAGCTCTAGTAATCTCTTCAATTACAATTAGACCCTCAATTTCACCTGGCATATTACCACGTTTTTTAACAGTCTGTTCTTTTGCATCTTGTAGAATCTTCTGAACTTGCTTTTCAATTAGTTTTTTCTCAGCATCAGTCAGGTCCTCAAACTCTTCCCATGTGCTATGATCTGGAACATTTCCATTAGCAATGTCATCAAGAAGATTATCCATAGGTGTATTACCTGTGGTACCATTCTTATCCTTCTCATCTTGAAGGCGGAGAAGCTGGTCATAGTAATATCTACAACCAGCCTTTTTATCTAGTTTGAGATCCGCATAGTCTTCAAGTTTGATACCTCCTTCTGGCAGCCAAGAGTCTTCAATATACTGATTAATTTCCATATCCATGGCAACATTAGCAAGCTTTTTGTTACTGAAAGAACTAAAACTTACAAGGTGTCCAAATGCAATATGGAGCAATTCATGTTTCAGTAAGCCCATTTTATGATCATCACTTAGACCAGTCCAGAATTCCTCATTGATGGCTAATTGATAATTAATATTCTGTTTGCTTACTCCTGCAGTTGGGAGATCTTTTCTCCAAACTTTATTCAACATAATGAGAAAGAACCCGTAATAGGGCTCTTTCAACATTAAATCTTTACTTATTTTACTAAGACTCTGTGCTTTGTCCATAATCTCTTATTTTTACATTGATGTCTACTTTGTCCATTGGATACCCTATGCTTCCTAACATACTGGTTAAGTCCCGAATGAAAAACTCCAGGAATGTTTCTATTACATGTTTGTCTGCTTTATTATTAGTAATAATACCAAGTACACGTGCAGATGATAATGCTATGGCTTCATCACCAATTACATCAGCAATTCTCTGTGCAGTCATTGGAATTTCATGCTTCCATTTTGCAAATACTTGCCCTGAAAATTTATACAATAATACTAGCTCATTATTATCAAGTGGACTGTTCTCAATTGCATGAAATGCAACTACATGATTTTCAGCATCACTTGATTGAAACATGTTAATCAGATTTTTTAATTCATCTCTTGTCATTAGTCTTCAATTTTTAGGGTCTTAATAGCCCATTCCTTTAATTCACCAGATGCAATCATATCTACCCATTCTTTTGCACTTGGAATATATCCGTTGCAATCTTCTTTTACATGTTGTTCACCAACATATCTTGTGTATACAGTTTTGCCATCAGAGTTAGTAAATGATATACCAAATCTTTGCTCACATTCAAAAATGCCCTCACTATGGTGACGGAACATTCTATGTTTACTATGACCTACCCAAGATTTAGTCTCATCAAACCATTGGTGGATATATAAATAATCTACGGGAGCTCCTCCAAACTTTCTAGCTGAAGATACAGCATGTTGATATGGATGTGCCATTACTTATTTTTTAGAATGTTAACTACTTCTTGCCAATAAGCAAATCCCGGCATGTTTATTCCTTGACTTATAGGAGCCAAAGCACAAATTTGTTCTGCAACCTTAATTGCTTCTTCTTTACCCTGTTCTTTTCCTGATAATTCTGTATACCTAGTATATAATTGATCAGCTTTTTCTTGTTCTGACTTCATGTTATAAGGTTTTCTGAATTAAAGAACCTTCATGATAAAAAGTTTCTACTTCAGTAACTCTAATATCATTTACAATTTTATACTTACCTGATGGTACAAGAATACATACATTACCATAACCACCATCATTGTTCCACCAATCCTCAATATCATTGAGTAACTGTTCTTCAACAAAATGTGCAATATCTGATTCAAGACCCGAATCTAGTGTACTAAGATTCAGTATATCTGTTCCCCACACATCAAGGTCATTTAAATCTTCAAATGCATCTTCTTCATTTTCTTTCAATTTTTCTGCAGTATAAACTACATTTTCAATTGCACCTGAATCACCAGAGCCTTCATAAGTTACTTTAATACCAGTTACTCCCAAGTCAGCTAATCTAACAAGGGTTCCAATCATATCCATTTCTTTCATACTATTTGATTTTGTAAAACCTGCCAAGGATATTGGCATTTAGATATTCTTCTTTTTCAAGCACTTCTCTTACAAATTGTGATTTAGTTTCATGATATGTTAGCTCTGTCTTTGAGAAACATATCCTAACCATAAATCTCTTTATAGGAATTCCTGCTTTATGTGCATCCTGTAGCACTTGATTACTGCTGTAATAATTTTCATAGTTAGTTTTAGTAATAAAAGTGTATTTAGATGCTCTTTTATCTGTCATTGCAGCAATAGCTTTCTTTCCAAGTCTTTTCTTAACTATAGAATGAAAATTCTTCTTGCCAATATAACGGACTGCTTTACCATCAATGATTGCTTCCATTTCATAAATGAAACCTACAGCACCATCTGGAATTTTGCTGTCATTAAATACTTCACCTTTATATAACCAACTCATACTATCTGTTTTAGTAAAGATAATAACTTATCTCTCACAGGTTCAATACCATGATCTCTGACAGAGTCTGATAAATCCTTAGACATGTCAAGTAATACATATGGAATATTGTACTTATCCTGATATCTCTGAGCAGCTTTAATGCCAGGCTCATCATTATCAAACAGTACAATTATCTTAGCATACTTCTCTCTAAGTTTATTTATAACAGATTCTCCAATCATTGTATTCTCACTGTCCGGAGCAATACATTCTATGTTACCAATACCAAGCTTCTTAAAAGACATAAGATCTTTAAGTGAAGAAACAATTAGTAAATACTTAGAATCATATTGCAGTTGATCCATACCTTGTGTATAGTTCTGGATCTTAATGAACTTCTTCTCTGGGACTTTAGGCATATAAATCTTATACAATTCACCGTCCTGTCTAAAATAACCATAAACATAAGATCTTGTAAACCTATAAGATACTATAGTACCATCAATAGCAGTCTTTTCCATAGTAAAGAACTCCAATGGGACAACATTATATCTCTCCAACACAGTTGAAGAAATCTTAAAACTCATCCAAAACTTAGAGTCTTGGGAATTCCAGTGTCTCATTTGGTAATCTGTTACCTTGAACTTATCATGAAATTGAATTGGTCCTCTTTCTGCAGGTGCATTATACTTAAGATATTCCTGATAGTCAGTTAGTATTCTATTAACTGCTTTGAATCTTGTATCATAGTTAAATAAACATTTAACAAGTTCAATTTGATCACCTTGAAAGCCAGAAGAGAAATCTTTAAACTTGTAGTGATCCCCATTGCGGTATATAAACATGCTTGGAACTTTGTCCTTTACATTAAATGCGGAAAGCATCTTTATGTCTTGACCAATAAGTTTCTCTTTTAAGTTTAAATAGTATTCAAATACCCATTCTCTGGGTACATCCTGTAAATCAGATACTAAGTTCTTAGTTGAAATCATAGCCAATAAAATAAAAAGGGAGCCCAAGACTGAACTCCCTCATTATAAGAGTAGTTATTAGTCTAAGCTAAAATCAGAAGATGTCTTTGGTTTATGAAATACATCATCCTCATCACCAAAAGATTTAACTTCTTTAACTTCTAATTTCTTAAGATGTTTAGTTTCATTATATACAATGACTACATCATCTTGTTCAGCACCAAATGCATACTTCTTTCCTTCTGCTTTTGGTAACCACATGTCATAGTTAGTATAACCTGTTTTACCCTCATATTCTTTACCAGCAACACAAAACTCAAGATACTTTTCTCTAAAGTCTGCAGTTTTACTGAATTCTTTAACAAAGTCTTCAATAGTCTCATGTTTACCATCTTGTTCAACAAACCAAGAATCAAGTTGTAATGTATGAGCAAGAGTTCTTAAGAAGATCAAGATAGATCTATCTCTCTGAATCTTAATACCAGTCTTAGTTTCACCATCAGCAAATGCATATTGACTTGCTTTAACTCTACCAATTTGACCCTGGTATCTTCCTTTGCTCTCATCATCTTTGTCAATCATAAAACCTTCAAAACCTTCAATAGGTGCAGTTTCTACATGTAACATAAGATGATATGCTCCAGGAATAAACTTGAATTCTTCAAGTTCAATGCTATTAATCTTTAATACATGATTACCTGGTGTAATTGTCTTTGGTAGTCCTGAGCCTGCTGTGCCCAAATCAGTTGTGCTTAATGCCATTTTCTTTTGTTTTTAATAATTAAATAAATACTTTGTCCCAGTGGAACTCAAGTTCTCCTTGTTCATTCATCTCTGTAACTACTATCTCTTCATTTCTTAGATGTTCTGGTCTTGCACCACAAGTAACTTCTTCATTTGTCTTGAATGACAAAATAGTTTTGTTACCCTTTCTGTACATATAACCAATTGCATCTGCATTAGCGCAGATTAAAGATTTAATCTTACCAGTCAAATCTATATTTGCTGCAAGAACCATCTCTCCCTTGTCATCAACTTGTTTGTCCTTGATGTGGCCAGACAAAATAATGTGGGGAGCTAAAGTATCAATAAAATCTAAAACTTGAAAGAAAGCTTGTCTTAAATATAAGTAACCTGCACCATTTGCTAAAGACAATACATTGTCCCCATCATAGTTCTTACCCATGCTGGTGTTACGGTATAGCTTGATGGCTAAAGGCATCACCATATCCTCTAATGCAGTTACAGTATCTATAGTAAGATACTTATACGGATTGCCTGCAGCTTTAATAGCTTTACCAGCATCAAGTAGTTCTTGAAGGCTTGTAATTTTTACTTTAAGAGCTTCTACATAATCAGCACCATTTTCTAAATCTATAAGAAGATTATTCTCTAGACCAGCAAATGCTGTTGTTTTACCTGTCTTTGGCTTAGAATAGATAATTAATCTTTTTGGATTAACTCTCTCAGCCTTTACTTTTGTAGTTGGAAGTACTATACTCATGCTTTTAGTGTTTGTGCTAGTTTTTCAAAATCTTTAGCAATTCTTAAAAGAATATCAGAAACTGAATCCTCAGCATCTAAGCTTACATCTTTAAGCTTTGGAACAAATTCATCTTCAAAGTCAGGAAATACAGAAAGGCTTATTTGCTCTTTAGGAGCTTCAGCTTTTCTTTTCTCATAAAGATTATAAGTAATCTCAGAACCGTCCGGCATAATTACCATTAACTCAGACAATGGAATTGTATAAGCAAAATAGTTTTCTCCCATAGAGTTTGTACCTTCCTTTACATCATATTCTTCAGCAAAGTAAGGATTGCTTTTGTACTTGAATAGAGGTCTTTCTTCAAAAGCTGATTCAATCCCAATTTCTTTACCGTTAACATCTCTGTTAACATCAATAAATTCAATAAAGATATCTTCACCTCTTTTTAACTCTCCTTCAAACAGCTGAACTTGTCTACCATATTTACCCTTCTGAAAGAACGCAGTCTTCAGAGTAAAGAATGGATTAGAGATTTCAGCTTTTCTAAACTTATCCATGTGATAAGCAAAGAACTCTTTTTCTTTTTCTTTTCTTGTCATAATTATAATTTAATTTTTGTTGCTTGCGGAGGTGTTTCTATTTCAATTATCCTCATGTTACCCCTATCTAGCTTAAAGAAGCTTAACCTAGTTGTTCCGTTCCTAGACTTTAAGAAGTGAAATGCAAGTAAATCTTCATCATTCACTATAAATCTTTCAGGACCATAGAACCTAATCTTTCTGATAGAAGGTTTGTTAATACCAAGTACTACATCAGCATGTTGTAATAGAGCATCTGCTCCAAATAAATCAGAATCTAATACATAATTCCCATAGTCACCATCTTTGGATCTGTCTGGATTATCTATATTCCTATTCAACTGACTTAAAACAAGAAATGCCACAGGATAATGTTTCTTCATATATGTTAGAGCTTCCCCTAATGCATATAATACTTCAAACTTATCTCTCTGACCTTTCCCTACTTTAAGTAAAGCGGAGTGGTCAATAGTAACCAGAGCATTTGTGTAGTTCCCATCTTCATCTTTGTGAGCTTCCATATAATAATGTATAGTTGCACACATCTCATCCACAGTACACGGATCATATACTACATCTATGACATCAGTATTAGCAGTTTCCTCATAATACTGAACACATTTTGCATATAGATCCTTATCCACGGGCTCACCCTTGCTCATTAATGTATTGTAATCAGAAGCAGTATTCAGACTCAGCTTTCTGATACCATTGGTCTCATCAAGCATTTCAAACTGGAACTTAAGTACTCTAAACTTATGGTCTTGATTCTCCTGAATAATATCAGAAATTAACTGTTCCATAAATAAAGTCTTACCTGTGCCAGGCCTAGCACCTACTACGGTGATAGTTCTCCATTCCAATCCATCACAGAAGGCATCATTAAATTTGGGCCATGAACTTTTAAGTGACTTTAGCTCACCAGATCTTCTAGCCTTCATCTTAAGAAGGGCTTTTCTAAGAGCGTCTCTTTCACTCACAGGCTTCAGAGCCCGGGCACCGTTAAATAAATCTGCCATACATTTGGATTAAGTTGTTAACTTACTTTTTACATCATTATAGATGTAGTGAGATAAACCCACTATTAATTCAATTGCTAAAAATTGAATTAAAGACACTTCAATAAGTAGAGTCTTTATAAACAACCAGGAAACAAGAGTTCCTATTGCAGCAACTAAAAATAATTTAAATCTAATCATACTATCTTTTCTTTAAAGAAAACTGGTGCTTCATAATCATCTTGTGAAATCATATCACAATAAGTTGCTAGTGTAGAATCCCAGGTTTTATCTGTATTCTGCTTTCTAACAAAGTACTGAGAGTTACGCATGTAGTTGTATCTATTAATAGAATACTCTTCTACATATTTTTCAGTGGCTTGAATTACTGTTTCCCATGAATAATCAAATGTTTCAAAGAACCATCTAAATGCATTTTCTAAACTTTTTATATTAACTCTTGCATAAACACCGCTTGGCAATTTAGTTGCCGGAAAGCATTCATTATAAGTTTTAATATTGTCTAGAAAATCATCACCCATAAGGTTTTTAGATGTTTTCTTCTTAGATTTCTTGAAGTAACCTTCAATTTCTTCTATAAATTTAAGAGTATTATCGGACAATTGCAAATCTTCAGTTAAGTAATTACCTGATTTAAGTTTTAAAACTTCAAGGTTAAAATTTACAGAATCAGAGCATTTTACTTTCTCTTTAATACAAAACAAAACATACATACCATTAGGTGTAAGTTTTTGTTGTAATATTTTACTGAATACTTCTTGCATTACCAATGAATTGTATAGTTATATAAATGTTTAACAGTGCTTTGTACTTCTTGAAATACACCTTTAGAATCCCATTTGCTACCATTATAAGCAGCACTTGCAGGATGTGAAACCATAAATTTAGTACAATTTTCTCCACACATGTCTGCCCACTCTTGAGATTTTTTACCCATATATACATATACAAGTCCTGGATGAAAATTCTTAAGGTAATCAAAAATATAAGCTACAAATGGAGCCCATATTTCATAATGTTTACCAATCTTACCCACTTCAGTTGTAAGCGCTGTATTTAGCATAAGTATACCCTGATTAGACCATCTTTTTAGATCTAATGGTCTATCATAAAAAGGATACAGTTTTTGTACTTCATCAAGAATAAATCTCAAAGAAGGTTGTTCTTTCTCAGATTTGCTACAACTAAATGCAATTCCATCTGCTACACCTAACGTAGGATATGGGTCTTGTCCAACCATTACAACTTTTAACTCGTCATAAGGACACTCCTCAAATGCTCTAAAGACATCTTTTAATACAGGAGTAAACCTTTTACCATCATTAGATAAGTTATATAAATCAGTAAGAATTTTTTCAAATTCTAAACTAAATATAAAAGGTTTAAGAACTCTACCCCAACCGCTAGGTTCAAGTTTAGTAAATATTTTTTGTTTATAATCATTGCAGTCTAATATATTGCTCATAATCATGTATATTTGTTAAAAAGAATAATACAATGGTCAAGGTAAAAAAACTAAAAGATGATGCTGTTGTCAAAATTGAAATCAGCAAGAACTTTTATGATCTAATTAAAGCTTCACTTTACTATGTATTCACACTAGAAAAAGATGAAGCTAAAAAAGAAGAGATTTTAAGAAAATCTATAACCCAGGAAATCTATACGCCTCTTAATGAATATGAATTAACTTTTAAAACATTAATTCACATCATTGCAGAAATTGAAAGGGTTGCTGCTACAGAAGGTTTATTTACTGAAGAAACTATTCTTGAACCTGGGGATGAAGGTTTTGTAGAACCTACTCAAGATTAATATTAAACTCTTTACCAATTTGTATACAAGCTTCAATAGCTAGTACTAATTCATCTTTACTACAGTCTGCAAAAGACTTACAGTATTCAACATCACCTGCGTCATAACATAGACCAGATTGTTGTTTTATAATAGTTTTCATTTCATCAAAAGTGTATCCTGATTCTTTAGCTAGTACTCTTATACAAGCATGTACTTTAGCTAATTGCGCTACAGAACCATCATCTGATGTAAGCCCCATGAATATCTCAACTTGTTGTCCTTCGGGTAACTTATCTAAAAATATCTGGTAATTTAGTTTTGATTTATCATCAGGATAAACCAATTTACCATCTTGTTTTACTAATTTTACAGTAAACATAAAATGTTGTTTATAATGTTAAAAATTAGGCTCTTGATTCATGTCCTATAATTTCAAGAAAATCAAGCAGTTCAAGTTTTGAATGAAGTCTAAACTTTTCTGGCCAATCTAAATTAACTACAGACCAATCCTCTTCATTTTCTACTCTATCGCTTTCTTTAGACATAAGTGTTAAGTTATTAAATACATCTAAAACATAATAATAATAATCATAACCATTTTGGCTATCTGAATCTTTGATTTCTACTTTATTAAACCCAAGGTCTATTAAATCATTTTCTGTCATCTGTTAATTTTTTAGCAATTTGTTTAGCTAAATAAGGACTGCATTTGTATTTATACATCACATAGCCAGCTATAATTTTGGGACTCATTATTTCTATGTCCTTATTATCTATCCTTATTTCTTTTACTATGTGCTCTACTACTACATTTGCCATTACTTAGCTGCCATTGTTTGCATAAATACCTCATGGTTAAGAATTTCATGTGGATAGTCCTTGGCAATCTTCCAATAGGCTTGGTTTACTTTACTGTACTCACCATGTTCTTTAACTCTTAGATCTCTAAAGCTTTTAATTGATAGAGTAACCATATGTAGGTTCTCTTGATCTGAAGATTCTAACATTGCAATCATGTTTTTTATCTCAGTATCATTAATGTAGCCCATTCTTTTTAG